GTATTAGTCCTGGTTGAGGGTGCAAAATATATACTTAATTACTGGCCTAATACGGTATTAAATAATTCTCTACAAGATTTTACTATAACAAAAACTATAAAAATAGAAAAACTATTAAAGAAAGTACAGTAATGAATATAACCGTGATTAAAAGATCAGGTAAGAGAGAGCCTCTTACTCTAGAAAAATGGCAAGCACAAATCGCAAAAATTTGTAGTGGAATCGCTGATGTAAGTCAGTCAATGATTGAAATCAAAGCACAGCCTCATTTCTACGATGGTATATCAACTAGAGAAATTGATGAAATAACGCTCAGGGCAATCGTTGACTTAATCAACACTGAAATTAACCCGGAAGTAGGTAACACCAACTATCAATACGTAGCCGGAAAACAACGTTTGGGTATGCTACGCAAAGATGTCTACGGAACCTATAACCCTCCCAAACTATACGACATCGTTAAACGAAATGTAGAAATAGGACTATATACTCCTGAATTGCTAGTGTGGTACACAGAAGATGAATGGCATAAGATGGATACCTTCATTGATCATAGTAAGGATGAACTGTATAGTTATGCCGCCATTGAACAACTTGTAGAGAAATATCTAGTCAAGAATCGTTCGACAAAGCAGATATATGAAACACCACAAGTTCGGTACATGGTTGCTGCTGCTACGGTCTTTCATAAAGAAGAGCCTCTTTCTGCAAGAATGCGTTATATAAAGGAATATTACAATGCCGCCTCTGATGGTTTATTTACCCTTGCTACTCCTGTACTTGCTGGTCTCGGCACTCCTACCAAGCAGTTTAGCAGTTGTGTTCTTATTAGGAGTGATGACGATCTTGATAGTATATTTGCTAGTGGCGAAATGATGGCCAAATATGCCAGTAAACGTGCTGGCATTGGGTTGGAGATTGGTCGCCTACGTCCATTGGGATCGCCTATACGTGGTGGTGAAATCATGCACACCGGTATGATACCGTTCCTAAAGAAATGGTTTGGTGATCTGCGTAGTTGCAGCCAAGGAGGTATCCGTAATGCTAGTGCTACTGTTTTCTATCCAATTTGGCATCATCAGTTTGATGATCTTATTGTGCTTAAAAATAATCAAGGCACGGAAGAAACACGAGTACGACACATGGACTATGGCGTGGTGCTCAGTGCTTTCTTCTGGCGTAGGTTTAAAAATCGAGAATCCATTACTTTCTTTGATCCCAATGAAGTACCAGACCTATATGAAGCTTTCTACCAAGATACAAAACGGTTTGAAGATTTATACTGCCGATACGAGAAAGATCCTAAGCTGCGCAAGAAAGTTATCGCAGCAGAAGAGGTTTTTAAATCTGGCATTCTGAAAGAACGCACAGACACCGGCCGCATCTATCTTGTGTTCATTGACAATGTCATGAACCAAGGACCGTTTGATCCTGAGTATCACACCATTTATCAGAGCAATCTTTGCTGCGAGATTCTACTGCCCACCAAGCCCTTCAAACGTTTGGATGACAGCAACGGTCGTATTGCACTCTGCACACTGGGATCAATTAATTGGGGTGCATTCCGCCACCCAGAAGACATGCGTCGTGCTTGCCGTATACTTCAGCGTAGCCTCTGCAACATACTAGATTATCAAGATTTTCTTTCAATTCAAAGTCGGCTGAGCAATGAAGAGATACAGCCCTTGGGCATAGGTGTAACCAATCTAGCCTATTGGCATGCCAAACGTGGCCTACAGTATGGTGAAAACGATGCCTTGGCCGAAGTCAAGAGCTGGATGGAACATCAGGCATTTTATCTTACCGAGGCCACAGTTGAGCTGGCCAAAGAACGAGGACCATGTCGAGACAGTGCTCGCACACGCTATGGACAGGGACAGTTTCCGTGGGAACTTCGTGCTGAGGGATCTAATGAACTCACAGACTTTACACCAGAGCTTGACTGGGAGCCACTGCGTCAAGAAATGAAACAGCATGGTGTTCGCAACGCCACGCTAATGGCCATTGCACCAGTGGAATCAAGTTCGGTGGTGATTAATTCCACCAATGGTATTGAAATGCCAATGAGTCTAATCACAGTGAAAGAAAGCAAAGCCGGATCATTTACACAAGTTGTTCCAGAGTATCACAAGCTCAAGAACCGGTATCAATTGATGTGGAATCAACCTGACTGTGTGGGATATCTCAAAACAGCGGCTGTGTTGCAGGCCTACGTGGATCAGAGTATCAGTACCAATACGTTTTATAATCCAGCACACTTTGCCAATCGCAAAGTACCTACCACGCTTATCGCTCGGAATCTCATGCTTGCCCATCATTGGGGGATCAAGACCTTTTACTATAGCTTGATCAACAAACAAGGTGCCAAGAGTCAAGACCTCGAGGAACTACCACTGCCAGCACTAGCTATTGAAACACAAATGCTAGAAGACGACTGCGAAGCCTGTAAATTGTAATCAAGGACAATCATGACACGGGAACAGAAAATTCGCGCACTTCAAAAACAGTGGACAGAGGATCCACGATGGACTGGCATTAAGAGAAACTATACTGCTGAACAGGTAGTTGATCTGCAGGGCAGTGACCCAGTAACACACAGCCTAGCACAACGCGGCGCAGAAAAGCTATGGCAACGCTTGCACGACCAGGCCTATATCAACGCACTGGGAGCCTTGACTGGCATGCAGGCCTTACAACAGGTCAAGGCTGGTTTACAGGCAATTTATCTGTCGGGTTGGCAAGTAGCAGCAGATGCTAATCTAGCAGGTGCCATGTATCCAGATCAAAGTCTTTATCCTGCGGACAGTGTACCAGCAGTGGTCAAACGAATCAACAATGTTTTTACTAGAGCTGATCAAATACAATGGATGGAAAAGAGTGGTGACACTGATTTCTTTGCTCCTATTGTAGCAGATGCCGAAGCCGGTTTTGGCGGAGTGCTCAATGCCTTTGAACTCATGAAAGGCATGATTGAAGCAGGTGCAGCTGGTGTGCATTTTGAAGATCAGTTGGCATCGGCCAAGAAGTGCGGACACATGGGAGGAAAAGTTCTTGTACCCACTAGAGAAGCCATCAACAAATTACAGGCAGCACGTCTGGCAGCTGATGTCATGGGCGTCCCTACTGTCCTGCTGGCTCGCACTGATGCCGAAGCAGGTAATCTTCTTACCAGCGATATTGATCCCAACGATCAGCCTTTTGTTACTGGTGAACGTACTGCGGAAGGGTTTTATTACACCCGCAACGGTTTTGATCAAGCACTGTCAAGAGGATTGGCCTATGCACCATATGCAGACCTAATCTGGTGCGAGACAGGCACACCTGATCTTGACTTTGCAAGACGATTTGCTGAAGGAATTCATCAAAAGTTTCCCAACAAAATGTTGGCATACAACTGTTCGCCAAGTTTTAATTGGAAGAGGAACCTAGACGATGCAACTATACAAAAATTTCAACGAGAGCTTGGAGCCATGGGTTACCGCTTCCAATTTATCACCCTTGCTGGCTTTCATGCCCTCAATTATGGTATGTTTGATCTGGCTCATGGGTATAAGCGGCATGGTATGCCTGCTTTTGTGGATCTTCAAGAAAGAGAATTCGCAGCCTCCACTAGAGGATTTGAAGCGGTCAAGCATCAAAGAGAAGTGGGAACCGGATACTTTGATCGAGTCACTACAACCATTGAAGCAGACGCAGCCACCCAAGCACTAAAGGGTTCTACCGAAGAGGAACAATTTCACTAATGAGTCGACAACAATATAATCTTGCAGCACGTACAGACTATCTTACCAGAAAGATGTTTTTGGATCCAGCTGGGCCTGTGACCATTCAACGTTTTGAAGAAGTCAAATACAACAAACTGGTCAAATTTGAACAGGAAGCACGAGGTTTCTTCTGGGTACCAGAGGAAGTTAATCTCAGCAAAGACGCACAGGACTTCAAGGAATCTTCTGATACTGTGCGACACATCTTTACCAGTAATCTGTTGCGGCAAACTGCACTGGATAGTCTACAAGGACGAGGCCCTAGTCAGATTTTTACGCCTGTGATTGGTATACCAGAACTTGAAAGTCTGGTCTACAACTGGACCTTCTTTGAAACAAATATTCATAGTCGCAGCTACAGTCACATCATACGCAATATCTACAACGTGCCCAAGGAAGTGTTCAACACCATTCATGATACTAAGGAAATTGTGGACATGGCTTCGAGTGTAGGCAAGTATTATGATGAATTGCATAGACTTAACTGTCAAAAAGAGTTAAATGAGAATGTCACTGAAGCAGAGCACATTGATGCTATTTGGATGGCACTAAATGCCAGCTATGCTCTGGAAGCGTTCCGCTTCATGGTTTCATTCGCCACAAGTTTGGCCATGGTAGAGAACAAGATCTTTATTGGCAACGGCAACATTATCAGCCTTATTCTACAAGACGAAATTTTACACAGAGATTGGACAGCCTGGATGATCAATCAAGTTGTGAAAGAAGATCCAAGATTCGCTCGCGCCAAAGAGGAAAAGGCCAATGAAGTCTATGGTCTGTATGCAGATGTTATTCGCGAAGAAAAAGAGTGGGCAGACTATTTGTTCCAAAAAGGTCCTGTGATTGGCCTCAATGCCACAATTCTAAAGGACTTTGTTGATTGGACCGCGGTCAATGCTCTCAAAGAAATTGGTATCAAGTACCAACACTCTGCCCCACGAAGCACACCGATTCCCTGGTTCAACAAGCATGTTGATACTCACAAGAAACAAACTGCACTCCAGGAGAATGAATCAACTAATTATGTTATCGGCGTTATGAGCGACGATATCAGTTACGACGAGTTGCCACAACTCTAATTTACAATAACAGGAATAGGAAATGAAAGCCATAGTATGGAGCAAAGACAATTGTGCTTTTTGCGATCAAGCCAAGGCGTTGTTAGAACAACGTGGAATAGAATTTGAAGAAAGACGCATTGGTCACGGCTGGAGTCGTGAACAACTGTTGGAGAGTGTGCCTGCTGCACGCACAGTCCCGCAGATTTTTTTAGATGAAGAACACATCGGTGGATTCACCGAACTCAGACAAAGGCTATCAAATGCAAATAGAAATCAATGAAATTTACTGTATCAAACTCAGCAACGGTGACGAACTAGTAGCCAAGGTAGTTGCTCAGAACGACAACAGTATTGAAGTTCATCATCCACTCACAGTTATACCCATGCAGCAAGGGCTACAGCTCATGCCCAGTCTTTTCACAGCAAATCCACAGAATTCTATCACAATAAATACTAGCAACATAAGCATATTAGCTTCGGTGTTAGATGAAGTTAGAGATCGCTATGTTGAAGTCACAACTGGTATAGCCCCAGTACGCAACAAAATCCTAATGGGATAATGCACAAGTTTGTTGTTATGCGTAATGGTAAGCTTGAAACTTATCATGAATATGATCTAATACCGCGTGACTTTGACCATGTGATAGAGTTTCGTCCTGAGATACCTCCTGGACCACACACTGACGCACAGCACGAAGAAATAGACAGCTGGAATGATAGGCTGCAAGAACTCATGAGGATAGAACATGCCCGCAGTAGCCAGAAAGGGTGACGCAGATGTACCGCACTGCTCAGGTCACAATGTGCAAGGCGCATCTGGCGATGTTTTTGCCAATGGCAAAGGTGTAGCTCGTCGCGGAGATAGAAACACTCCGCATGTGAAACCCGGGGGCAAGAGCTGTCCTTTTTGTCAGCAACCAATCTCTGGTGGTAGCGGCAGTGTGTTTGTAAATGGCAGGCCCATTGCAAGAGTAGGAGACAAGTACAGTAGTTGTACGTCTATTGCTCAAGGTAGCCCCAACGTGTTTGCCGCTTAACCATGACCACGCCATTACAACTCATAGCTCTAGCTGGTATCAATCAAAACACAGCACTCACTGTGAGTCCTGCATTGACCAATTCGCTGAGCAGTTGGAATTCGCAGGCCTGGGTTAGCAGTTGGAAACAGGCTGTGATATTGGGAGCCAATATTGCCAATGCCAATTCAAATGTCACTGTTCTAAGCAACACCACTATTAACACCATGACCACGATTGGTAGTGTTACCTGTCCTGCTCTTGGTGAATCCTTTCCAGCAAACATAACCGGCATCACAGGTAATTTAAGAGTTGCGCCCGGCGTTACTGGCTTAGTGGCTACTCAGGCCAGTCTTGTGATCAATCAAACTGATCTCAGTAAGTTCTGTCAAGCGTTTAGTAGTGCCACTGGTTATGTGGCAGGTACCAATCAAACCATCAACGTTTCCAAAAACAGTGCTACATTCCTTGGCCCCACTTTTAGTGGCATGGACAGTTTGACCACAGGTGATATCAGCAAAGTCAATCAGGCCTTGCCTGCTTTTGCGCGAGATCTACAACGCCTGGGTCGTGTGATTGATCTGGCAGCATTAGGCGAACTTGGTACTCCTGCACAATTGTTAAAGAATCTTTTTGCGCAGGGAGTGTTACCACAGGTATCCACAGCTCTTGTCAATGAAGGCATACCCAGTTCAGTGGTAAGTTCTTTGACTGACAATGAATATGAAATGGCAGATAGTTTGCAGCGTTTGGCCTATCAAGCCATGAGCAAAATCACAGGAGCAGATCTTGAGTTGGTGTTGCAGGTGTTGGGCTGTACCACGCCCAACATCTTGACCATGGCTGATCTTTTGAATCCAGTCAAGATCTTTCCAAACAGTTTTAGAACCATGACTACCACTACCAAACAAGGAGTGCGTGGAATCTATCTAGATAGTCAAGGCACTGTGAACAGCAATTTGATACAACAATTACCTGACTACTATATCAAGGAAGTGCCCACAGTATGATCAGT